ATACTTGAACACCATTGATAGTTTCCTCTTCTGCTTGGTGGCATAAAATTATCTATTGTAGTTTCATTATCTCTATATCTTTTTACTATCCAATAAATATCTGTACCATCTAAATCATGAGCGTCTAAATGAACATGCAATCCACAACTTCTGTTTGTCATTTCCATATCAGAATTTCTTTTAGATTCATGTAAGATATTTAAAACTTTTTTAACTTCTGCTAATCCTTGCTCACCTTGTAAAGGAGGTGAAACTAATTCATATCCTCCTCTTACTGTAGCGTCAGTAACTATCTTCCAATGATTAGTAGTTCTATGAGTGTAGCCTTCATACTCAACATCTATATTTGCAGTTCTAAGATTACTAATTAAAGTATTTCTATCTGCATTTACAAATTCTATTTCGATTCCAAATTTTCTATTTATCATTTTATAATCCTTTATTTTTAATCCATTAATTAACTTATGTATATTAGTATAAGCATTTATATATATAAGTCAACAACAAAATGCAAAAAAAATAAAAATAATTGAAAATAAAGCAATAATAGGTTACAAATGTGTCATGTCCGATAATAAAAATAAACCGAAACCTATAGATGCTACTCTAAAAGAGGAATTAAGAGAGTTATATGTTCAAGGTATTCAAGATGTAAATGGGAATAGACAATATCCTTCCATTGAACAATTAGCTAAAGACCACAATGTAGCAAAAGTAACTTTATTTAGGAAATCCTCTTCAGAAGATTGGAAAGGACAAAGAGCTTTATTTGAACAAAGATTAGCAAGAGAAAAAGATGCACAGAGAGTAGAGAACCTAGTAAAAGAATCTGTAGAGTTTGATAGTCGTAATTTAAATATTGCAAAAGCTATGCAAGGACAAGTAACACATCTTATAAGATTGGCGGCACAAGAAATACAAGAAAATGAATTAAGACGACCATTTACTCCTGTTGCATTAGAAAGATTAGCAGGAGCAGTTATGTCAATTCAAAAAATTGGAAGATTAGCTTTAGGTGAAACAACGGAGAATACTCAAGTAAATGGAACAATTAATCAAGAATCAGCGATTAGAACAGTTCACGAATTCATTGATGAGCTTACCGACCTCAAACGTAAAGGAAGCGGAACTCTCAATTAAATGGCTACAAACTGCTAGAGAAAAACAAATAGCACCTTTAGGAAATTGGAATATCTGGTTAATTTTAGCAGGAAGAGGTTGGGGTAAGACTAGAACAGGCGCACAAGATATAGTTTCTTATGCTTGTAGAAATGAGAATGTTAGATGTGCAGTAGTAGCACCTACTTTTGGAGATTTAAGAAGAGTATGTTTTGAAGGTTCAAGCGGTATTGTATCTTTATTGTCAGAAGAGCTTTATGCTAATGGAAAAAAGAAAAGCGGTTATAATAGAAGTGCTGTTGAAATACAATTATTTAATGGGAGTTTAATAACAGGATATGCGGCAAGCGAACCAGATAGAATGAGAGGACCACAATATCATAGAGCTTGGTGCGACGAATTAGCGGCTTGGAGATACAGTGATGCTTGGGACCAATTACAATTTGGAATGAGATTAGGCAAAAATCCACAAACAATAATAACAACAACTCCAAGACCAACTCCTCTTATAAGATTACTGCATGATAGGAAAGATTGTATTGTAACAACAGGCAGTACGTTTGAAAATGAAGCTAATCTTGCACAATCAGCATTAGAGCTATTTAAAGAAAGATATGAAGGAACAAGACTAGGTAGACAAGAGCTTTATGCAGAGATTTTAGATGAAGTAGAGGGTGCTTTATGGACATATAGTATGATTGAAGAAAGCCGAGTGAGAGAGATGCCAGAAATGAAGAGAGTAGTAGTAGGAGTAGACCCTGCTGTTACAAATAATGATGAAAGTGATGAAACAGGAATTGTAGTATGTGGTTTAGGACTTGACGATAGGTATTATATAATAGATGATGTATCTGGAAAAATGAGTGCAGATGCTTGGGCTAAAACTGCCATTAATGCGTATTATGAACACAAAGCGTCAAGAATTATAGCAGAAGTAAATAACGGAGGCGACTTAGTGGAACGGTTAATTAGAACAATAGATAAAAATATTCCTTATATGAAAGTACATGCAAGTAGAGGAAAAATTATCAGAGCAGAACCGATTTCAGCTTTATATGAACAAAAACGAGTATCTCATGTTGGTACATTTACTAAATTAGAAGACCAGATGTGTAGTTTTACAGGTCAAGCAGGAGCTTCTCCTGATAGACTTGATGCTATGGTTTGGGCTATGACAGAATTAAGTAAATCAAGCATGACAGCACAATGGAGGATAAGCTAATGGGTTTTAAAGACGCATGGAAAGCATTATTAAATCAACCTAATCAAAATAAAGGTTATGGTTCAGGAGCAACAATATCATATCATCAAACAGGATATAGCAATCCAACTTCAAGAGATGGGTTTCAAGATTTAGCAAGAGATGGTTATACAGAAAATGCAATAGTTTATAGATGTATAAATGAAATTGCAAATGGAGCGGCCGCAGTTCCTTTTAAATTAATGCGTGGCGACCAACCAATAGAGGATAGTCCTTTATTAGATTTACTACAAAGACCAAATCCTACTATGTCGCAGAGTGAGTATTTTCAAAAAGTAATAAGTTATTTATTAATATCAGGTAATAGTTATATGTTAAGAGTAGGCACAGATAATGGAATGCCTGCTGAGTTATATTGCTTACGACCAGATAGAATAGAAATAAAAACAAATAAAAATGGATTTATGCCTTTATCTTATCATTATGTCGTAGATGGACAAGTAAAAGCTAGATATGATATTGACCAAATAACAGGGCAATCAGAAGTAAAACAAATTAAATTTTTTAATCCTGTAGATGATTATTTAGGACAAAGCCCAATCATGCCTGCGGCCGGAGATATTGACCAACATAATTTAGGAGGTAAACATAATACTCACTTATTAATCAATGGAGCAAGACCAAGTGGTGCAGTAGTATATAAACCTAGAGATGAAGTAGGAGCAATGACAATGCTAACGGATTCTCAAAGAGAACAATTAAGACAAGACTTAGCGGCAAGATTTAATGGAACGAATAATACAGGGCGTACTATGATACTAGAAGGTGATTTTGATTATAAAGAAATGGGATTATCACCTAAAGATATGGATTTTGCTAATATGAAATCTATGTCAGCTAAAGATATTGCTTTAGTGTTTGGTGTTCCTGCTCAACTTATCGGAGCTTCAGATACTCAAACATATAATAATATGGCAGAAGCTAGACTAGCTTTATATGAAGAAACTATTATTCCTTTATTAAGACATATTGAATCTGATTTAAATGAATGGTTAGTACCTTTGTTTGGTGAGGATTTAACTTTACAATATGATATTGACAGCATTCCTGCAATTTCAGAAAGAAGAAGATTAGTAACAGATAATATACTTAGAGCAGTTAATGAAGGAGTATTGACAAGAAATGAAGCTAGAGAAAGATTAGGATTAGAACCTATTTCTGGTGGTGATGAAGTTTATATACCTTCAAATCTATTTCCACTTGGAAGCCCTGTTCCTAATCCACCACAACCTCAAGATGAAGATGATGCAGAAAAAATATATGAAGAGGTATATGGTGAAAAAAAAAATTTAAAAGCAATGGAGCTACACGAAAATAGAGAGCAAGCAGAAGCAAGAGCAAGTCAGATTGGTTGTGTAGGCAGTCATACTCATGTTATTAATGGTGTTACTTATTATATGCCTTGCAAAGACCATGAAGAATATCATCAAATAACTAGCTTAGAACCGAAAGAGATAAATCTAAGACCTACAGAAGAAATGGCTAAAGAAGCTCAAAGAGGTATAGATTGGAGAGAAAAATTTAAAAGAGGTGGTACTAGCATTGGAGCAGGAAGAGCAAGACAACTAATAGCTAGAGAAAACTTATCACCAGATACAGTAAAAAGAATGAAATCATTTTTTGCCAGACATGAAGTAGATAAAAGAGCAGAAGGATTTAGGCAAGGAGAGAAAGGCTATCCATCAGCAGGTAGAATCGCTTGGGCTTTATGGGGTGGAGATGCAGGTTTTGCTTGGAGTAAACGTAAAGTAGATGAAATAAACAGAGATGATAAATTACTAGATAATGATATAGAATTAAAAAAATTATCAGAAAAAGTAAGAACAGCATTAAAAAATAAAGTAAAAGACCATAATGATAAGCATGGAGAAAAGAAAGGCAAAAAAGTTACTCTTGGAATGTTAGAGAAAGTTTTTGTTAGAGGAGTAGGTGCTTATAGAACTAATCCTCAAAGTGTAAGACCTAATGTTACAGGTCCAGACCAATGGGCTTTTGCTAGAGTTAATGCTTTCTTATTTGCAGTAAG